TCACCTAGTGTGCTAGAGTCATCAGCGCGGCTTACTGCATATAAACCGCCTAACGTGGCAAGGTTTTGCAAATTTACTTGTCCGTCTTTGTAGAACAAGTCTGCGGCTTTAGACCCTAAATTTGATCCTGCCCCAACAATGCTACTAACTAAATCACCTAGACCACTCATTACACACTACCTTTTAATATCTGTTGAAGTTGTCTGATTGAATCGTTGTACTCTATCTTACCACCTTTTGCCGCGTTTACTGAGGGTGCAAATATACTCTCACCACCCACATCATACAGGTATTTTATAACAGCAGCCTCGGGAGATTGCGCTGATACTCCGTACCCTAGCTGAGGTGCTGCTCCTGCAAGCAGTTGTTCTACAGCATCTTGACCTTTGCCCTCACCATCACCATCACCATCACCATCGCCTGTGCCCGTACCTGTGCCCGGACCTGTACCTACTCCTGTACCCGGATCACCAGTAGGGTAAGCACAAACACCCATAGCATTTCGAGTCATGCCGGGAGGACAAGGAGTAGGACCAGTAGGACCAGTAGGACCACCCGGAGCTGTACCACCCAAACCACCCGGACCTGTACCACCTGTACCACCCAGACCAGCAGAATCGCCAGCAGGACCGTCAGCAGGGTCAGTAGGACCGTCAGCAGGACCACCGCCAGCAGGGGCAGGGGCAGGGGCAGGGGGCGTTTGGGTAGGACCAATTACAGGCGCATCGGTGGGTAAATCAAACGCCCCCAACTGCCCGATAACGTTAATAAGGTTAGGTATTCCCGTATCAGGGTCTGCTTCACCAACTGTAGCAACTTTGTTTCCGCTTTCGTCTACTACGTGCTCTGCTATAACATCACCCGTGCTGTTGAGATCGGGCCTTACTGAGTACTTACCCCCGTCTGCTATAGGTACATCGCTGACATCTCCCGCTGGAAACCTTTCCCCACTAGCAGATACAAAAACATTATCCGTAGCGTCATAAACAAAAACATTCATAGCGTCAGACTCTGTACCCCCAGCAGGGGGAGAAGCATCGCCGATAATATCAGCAGCGGTGTCAGCGACTGTTTGTGCAGCATTATCAGCAGCTACTTGTGCAGGATCAGAAGGTAATCCACTAGAAGCACTAGAACTGCCCCCGCCTGAATCAGCTTCGTCTGGTGTATCCTTACTATAGTCGTAGTCTTGAGCCGCAGGGTAGGCTTTAAGTATTGATAGGACTTCAGTAAAGTCTCTATCAGACAAATCAGGGGTTCTATCCACTCTGTCTACAAGCTCATTTATTAACTCTTCATCTCCCGCACCTTCAGCGTCAGGGCTACCAAACATTTGTTGTAGTTCAAACTGCTCTATAGCTTGGTCAATATCAAACCTTGCTGCTTCTTCAGGAGTCATGGGAGTAGCTTCCATACCCTTATCAAAAAAACCTAAAGCATCAAGAGCTGAATAAAAGGCGTAAGCTGGGCCAAGACCTTGCATTAAAGTCCCTAAGCCAAATTTAGCAGCCCCGGTTTTTGCTGCTTCTTCTGCTGCTTGTTTTGCTGCAATTTGCGCAGGGTTTATACCTTGCAAAGAAGTTAAGCCCGCTGCATTAACAGCTCCACCACTGGTTGGGTCTCCAATTGTGTAATAACTCTCACTCATACTAAACCTACGGTGTTGGTAGCGTTTCTGGCAACGCTGACACAAAAACTACGGTTACTAGGGTAGACGGCACGGCAGGGCGGGGACTTGCAGCCGCCTGATAATCAATAGTTATACCTGTATCGTCTGTTGCCCACATAAGTTCTACATATTGTCCTGCTGTTAAGTCTAGGGTAAAACTGTACTCAAAATCATCTACTCCGCCTGACCCTGCTACGACGTGCATTCTAGCAGTATTTGCTATGTCTACCCCACTCCTACGTACCCAGAACGACAGCTCTTTTGAGTTAGCATTGCCGCTAGTCAATTCTACTGAGAGTTCAAAGTTATAGACCCCTGAGTAGAGTGGTGTAATTCTTGTCTTTGGTGTCCCCGCTATACTTATGGCTTCACCTAAATATGTATTCTCAAACTGTAACGCATATGCTGTATTTATAACACTGGCGTTCTGATCTGTAGTAGAAAAGAACTTTGCATTAGGAGACTCTACAAACCGACCTCCCTGTTCTCCAAATACATTGTTAACTGCGTTTGCTATCAAGTTAAAGAAGAGACGCAAGATGTTGTTTAGGGCATCAAGATACTCTTTTAACGGCCCAGCTTTGGGTATCGGTAGCGCAGGGACTTGAACTTTCTGTACGAGCCGCTCTGCCACTAGCCTCTCCTGCCATCAGGACGCATCTCTAACCGTGGTATACCTAACTTCCATGCTACACCTAGCTCAGTAGACTCAAGCTTAAACGCCATCTGCCTACCCCGTACACGCACAAATACTTGCCCTGTAAACTTCTCAATAGGTACAGTAGCAGAACGAGTTACCGTAGCGTTGTCTACGCCACCCTCAGATGTAGGGTTATAGTAACCAGAACCGGAGTTTTCCATAGGGAACAGAGTCATCACTGCCGCAGGGCTATCTACTGTAGACCCCTCAAACGTTACGTCAGGCAACATACGGTTGATAAACATAAACCTGTCACCGTTATCCAAGTCAAACTCAGAGGATAAGAGCGTAGCTGTAATAGCAGAAGGCACACCCGTTTGGTTATCATCCATACCGACTTCATGATTAACTAAGTTGTTACTATAAGTAGCAGCTAAAGGATTCTCTCGTAGATCAGAGTCTATCCAAGCACTACGTGCTAGTGTGCCGTAGTACCAAATGTCTTGTAGGTAGTTGTACACCACATAACGGTCATTCTGTGTAGACCCCTCAGAGCAGTAAAACCACCATATCTCGTCGAACCGCTCGTTAGTACCCGCTACGACTTGTGCATACTGAGTGAAGTTAAAGTCATTAAACACGTAGCTTCGTACACTACACGGTAGGGTCTTAACCGTACCATCGTACATATAGAACTTGTCAGTACCCATCCAGTACGCAATGTTGCCTGAATAAGCTGCTGCATTAGGACCGGCTATTGTTATGTTATCGCCTAGTAACTGAGCACCCCACACCTCTGGTGCGCCTAAATACTGCATACCGTACAGCGCAGTGTCGGTCCAAATAAGAACCTCTTGCCGTGCCTGTAGGGTTGTAATAATCTCACTGCCCCTAGACAGACGTAAGCTACCGGCTTGATTAGTCGCCGCAGGAGTCCAGTTAGCTACATCCTCTTGGTCAGACCAGCGAATCAACATAGGGTCAAGAGTGGCACTGCCCAGTGCGTTTGAACCGAAACAAAAGGCAAACCGAAAGATGTCTGATACAAAGGTCTTGTTAACTATAGTAGGCACGTTCGATGCACCACCTAGAGAAGATACGTACACTGCACGAGTTGTCAGATCATTACTCGCGTCCCAGTAGAATATCGGTCCGCCTCTGTAGCCAAAGAACAAGTCCTCACCAAAGTTAGACTGACTCCATATCCGCATAGGAGCATCTGTAGCACCACTGCTTCCCCAAGTGCCTGACCCCCAAGTACCCGCACTCCAACCTCTAAATGGGACAGCAATCTCGTTACCCGTGTTTATCTGGTAAGCCGCAGTAACTGTACCTCCACCCGTAGCAGCCGACGACGCTTGGCTTGCGGCAGTGATATTGTAGGAGTCCTCGTCTATAAAACTAATCTGGAACTCACCGTTCAGGGTAAGACCACCTACTGCTGAAGCACCACTAAACGTAACAAAGTCATTCTGAAGCGCACCGTGTGCAACGTCAGCGACAAGAACCGTAGTAGAGTCTAGCGTTGTGGTAAACGGATTAGTCAGCGTTACTGTGGATCTAACAGGGGTAACATCAAAGTAAGCCCCACCACGCTCAATGTAGTACTTGAGGTTAGTGCCTACGGCTACAAGGTTCTGCCTCTGAAGAGTAACCCAGTTAAGCATAGATCGGCACACACCAAGAAAAGTAGCAGCAGATAGACGTACCCAACCCCCAATCTTCTGAGGCATACCCCGTCTGAACCGCACCTTATCTGTCTCGTACCAACTGCCCTCAGCCGCATACCGTGTATTTTCGCGGTCAACTCCCGGCTTTAACTGTAGTTGTTGTAGTGGCATGGACTAACCTCGTTATAGATACTCACCTGTTCTAATCATTTCGGTAAGCTCTACTGCTCGACTACCGACTTGTCTAGCCCACTTGGAATCTAAGAATTCATCACTAGCAGCTTTGTAATCTGCTTCTTCCATAGCGGTCAAGGCGCGTCGAAACCCACGTAACTTCGTGGCTCCGAGGTTGAATCCGATGTCAATAATAGCATCTTTCCGTACATCATCAAGACCGTTAAACCAAGGGTACTCTGAGCTTAACTCTTTGATAACACGTTCTATGTCATTCTCAAGTAGGTACTGTACCTCATCATCGGACAAACCTATCCCGTCGTTCATATCGACATTGCGTCCTATACCGAGGGTATAAAAACCAGCAGGGCATTTGTAGATTACATGTCGTCCATTAGTCTTAACCTCACCTTCGTGACGTTTTAGCATATCAATTAGCTTTTGCATTTTACTTCTTTCCATTACTTCCGCCGTAGTAAAACGCTGCCGCAGTACCTAAGATTCCGCT